TTTATGTTTGCCCTTATCTCTACTGAGGAGCTTGAACAACAGGGTCGCCTTATGGTCAAACAACTTAAAAACAGATACAACGACCCAACTGCCTCTAGAAAATTCATGGTGGGAATTGACAGAGCGAAAATGAAGTTGTATGATGTTGCTGATGATGCTTCTGCTATCAGCATCGACCAAGAAGATCCTGGCGAAGAGTTCGCCCAATTTGCCCAAACCCAAAACCGTTTATCTAAATTTGCTGAGTGGAATGTATGACTATTGATTTTAATCGCTATAAAGAATTTGTTGGTGCCGTAACTAGTGATGCTTCTACAAATTTTGTTGACTTCGCTGATCGGATTGGCGAACTTGATCGTGAAGGTGCCAATATTGAACGACTGCTTACTGCTGGCGTTGGCATTAATGCTGAGGGCGGTGAGTTTCTTGAGATCATTAAGAAAATGATCTTTCAAGGTAAACCTTGGAACCAAGATAATCGAGAGCATCTGATTATTGAACTTGGTGATGTTATGTGGTATGTCGCACAAGCTTGCCTGGCACTTGGCGTTTCCTTTGATGAAGTGCTTGAGAGAAATGTAAAGAAACTTGAGAAGCGATATCCTGGTGGGTCATTTGACATCCACTACAGCGAGAACCGAGCAGACGACGACCTTTGATACTAACCTCCCTCTAAATAATAGCAGGGAGGTTTTTTCATATGACTACACAGGGAAAATACAATCTGTCTGGAGCCTGGGCATCTGCCGTTTATAAGGTGATGGACTCTCTTGGGGGAGATGGGTATGCATATTATGATTTTGATATTACAGATATCAAAGATCCAGAAGCATCAAAACGAGGCAGATATTATTTTGCTATCAAAGTATTTACAACTAAAGTTGGTAGAAAACAAGCAGCTAAACATATTGCTGGAAATATTCAGTCAATGTTTTCTAATGTAGAAATTGAGAAAGACAATACTCAGATTGATATTCCAGTAACATCTGGTACTTTCACAAAGTATATTCGTGTTTTAGTAAAACCAGGAGCTGGTGCAGGTTCTGGTGGAGGTGCTGAAGAAACTAAAAGAAACGAATGTGCCCAGTGCATATATGCATCTCTAGCATTCAATGTTTATAGAGGTAGAATTGATCCAGAAAAATCTATTTCTTCAGATCATTGGGAGCAAGCAGCAAGACATATTCAAATAGACGCTAAAGTAGAAGACTGTTATGGAGATGCTTTAGATACTGAATGGCATTTTTCTTCAATCAAAGGTGCTAACAAATTATGGGATGTATTTGGAAGAACTGCTGGTGGCAAAAAATATATTTTTTGTAGAGGTGGTGGACCTGATGATAGAGAAATTAAGAAAGCATATCAAAGAGCAAGAAGAAGTATGCAAAAAGATCCAAGTAATAAAGTGATCTTTTCTTCTGAAGATAAGTGGAATCCAGCTGATATTTGGATGGTATCTACTACTTTTGATCCAAGTGAGTTAGATCAGTTTAAAACAGTCGATGCTATTAATGAATTTATAAAACAAAAATATGAAGAAAGGGAATTGATTGGTGTATCACTTAAAAAAATAGCTGGCAGAGCTAAAATGAAAGTGATGAATTATAATCAGAATGCCAAATTAAAAAAAGCATCTAAGATTGGATTTAAAAAATATTGGTTGAGATATCAAAATTCAAAAAAGAAAAATGTAGACGATAGATTTCCAATGGATGTTTATTATCACTTTGATTGGGGAAATTTTGATAGATTTCAATCTAGAAATTTTGCTGGAGGAACTAAAGGATCCTGGCAAATTGAAATGAAAGGAGCATCTGCTGCACAAGGTCGATGCGGCGGTGGTAGTATAATAGAAATTTTAAAATCTCTTGATGTATCATATCAAGGTATTACAACTGGATGGGAAAATTCATCTTTTTGGGCGGCATGTAATCCAAAAAACAAATCTAAGAAAGATCAAATTACAGACGAAATTATTGAGTTGTTAGGAAAATATGCTACAGGGGTAGCAGAATATACCGATCCAGTTCAAGCAAGAGTTGAAGTTGCAAATAGAACGCAATCATATCGATATAGTAAATTGATGGGTCTTCGTTTACTTGATTGCATCATGACTTCTGGAAAAGCAGATGAAATTATGAGAGCATTTTATTTTTATGCTGGATCTCAAACTGACAAGTCATCTGTTCACGTAAAACTGATGGACTGATGGACACTTCACAAACTGTCTCACTACTCCCACCAACCCACTAAAATCATGTATTATAGATAGATGGCAAACATCAAACAGCTCAAGCACTTAGAACACCTTGAAGATGAGATGCTCAATTATGGCATTGAGGGATGCGAGGCAGCAGTATCTTTTCTAAAAGAATTGAAGAAGATGCTTGGACATCAAGAGAGCACTGGATTTATGCAGACCAAGTGGGATGGTGCTCCTTCGGTAGTTTGTGGTGTTGATCCATTGTCTGGAGTATTTTTTGTTGGGACCAAATCTGTATTCAATAAAACTGAACCGAAGATGTGCGCCACTGAGAAATCTGTGGATTCATATTATGAAGGTGACCTTGCTGAAAAACTAAAATACTCTTTGAGATATTTTAGTAAACTAGGTATCAAAGGAGTTATTCAAGGTGACTTGTTGTTTACTGATTCGACTAGGAATACAGAGACTGTAGATGGAGAAAGACTTTATACATTTCGACCAAACACTATTACTTATGGCATCCCTGTTGACCACGATATTGGTAAAGAAATTGGCAGAGCAAAAATTGGAGTAGTATTTCATACGCATTACACTGGAGATTCCTTAGCAGAAATGCAAGCCAAAGCAGGAGCTCCTATCAATACGTTCAACAAAATTCCAGAAGTTGCCGTTATCAATAACGATACACCTATGAATAGAGTTGGTTTTTCATCGGTAGAAATGCGAACCTTTGATGCCAAGATCCAAAAGATTGAACGTATGTCTCAACTTTGTGGCGACTTTCTTGATGATCTAGTGAGCAACTTTGGCACGACTGGTGATGCAAAGTTTCATATCTCTTCTTATCTCAAACAGTTCTTCAATAGTGAGATCAAGAATGCCAGGAGCATCACGAATATTGATGAGACAATCAATGAACTTGTCAATTTCTATCACGACAAAATGAGTAAAGAACTTGCCAAGATCAAGACTGCGGATAATCTAACTAAGAAACGTAATCTTGTTTATAAGAGTGAGAACTATTTGCTTGATAATGTTTATAAGTTCAAAACGATGATTGCCCTATACAAAGAGTTGCAGTTAGTCAAACAAATGGTTATAGATAAACTAGATCACCTTGAAGAGTTTAGAACTTTTGTTCAAACTGATAATGGGTATAAGGTTACAACTCCAGAAGGATATGTCCTCCATAAGGATGGCAGTATGATCAAGTTTGTCAATCGTCTAGAGTTTGCCTACAACAACTTCACATTACAGAAGCAATGGCGTTAGCAGGAAAAGTTTGTTACTTTACGTTTGGTAGATTTCAACCACCAACGACGGGACATAAAGAAAACTTTGCTGGCGTCAAACAAGCTGCTGGCACGAATGACTATCGTATTTATATTTCGCAGTCGTATGATGGTGGATCTGGTCCAAAGAATAAAGGACAAAATCCTTTACCTCCAGATCGTAAGTTATATTACATGGAGAAGATGTTTCCAGAACATAGAGGTAAAATACATTCTGGTCCTAAACAACCAGTAGAAATTTTACAAGATCTAATGCTAGCTGGATATGATGAAGTGGTTTTTCTTGTGGGGTCTGATCGAGTATCCGCAATGCAGTTCCTCCATAAATACAACGGAACAGAGTTCTCTTTCAGAAGAATTGAGATACAATCTTCTGGAAGTAGAGATGCTGACGGTGATACATTCGCAATCTCAGGAACAAAAATGAGACGAGCAGCATTTGCTGGCGATTTCAAAACATTTCGTTCGGGTATCCCTAAAGCATTAAGTGATAAAGATTGCCAAAAATTGATGTCAGAGATAGCAGCAAGTCTGCCAAAAAATTTCAAATGAAAGATTTTAAAAAACTACGAGAAGAAGCACTACGCCAACAGCAACGCCAACAAGAGGTGTTCAAGGAAGGCGATGTTGTTATGTCATCCCGCACAGGGGATAAAGGATACATACACCGCGTAGGTGGTAACTATGCCATCATTATTTCAGAGGAGGGTGAGATGTTTAGAGAGTGGATCAGAAACGTAAGATCTATAAATAATCAAAAGAGAACCTGTCACTACAACGATGAAGTATCAGAAGCCGGTTAATACAATTCAAAATAATGATGAGTTTTCATCTGGATTGATGGAAATGTATAGCAATTGGATGGAAGGAACTTGCTTCCAAACACCTAATGCTATTAACGAAGAACCCTTTGCTGGTATGGATCCCCAGTCACATGGCGCAGAGATTGAGAAGACCACAACCAAAAAGAAAGAAGCAAAGAAAGAAAGCGACAAAGCACAACTAGCAACCAAAGAAGAGTATGAGGTTCTAGAAAGAGAAGAGTATGAGATTGATGGCGTAACTTATGTTATCGAGAAAGCAAAGGGTCTTGATGGTAAGGCTTGCTGGAAAGGTTACAAGCTAGCAGGCACCAAGAAGAAAGGTGGTAAGACAGTTGATAATTGTGTGAAGGCTGGTCTTGAAGTAGAAGGTGAAGAGCAACTCCAAGAGAAGGCACCTCCAGGTGAAAAGTATGAGCGTATGGTAAAGCACGTCAAGAAAGGTTATTCTAAAGGTGGTGTAAGTGAGAAAGAAAAGTCAATTGCTTATGCGACTGCTTGGAAAGCAAAGGGCAAAAAAGAAGAGTATGATGTAGATACTGCTAATCAACTTTGGTCTGAAGTTGGTGAAGCACTTGAGAAGCTTGGAGAAATGGATGGAGCCAAGTTCAAAGTGATTGGCGAGAAGCTAGATCCAGTTGGTAAGGAAGATAAGGATATTGATAATGACGGCGACTACGATAAGTCAGATAAGTACCTACACGCTCGCCGCAAGAAGATTGGCAAGATCATGAGTATGAAGAAAAAGTCATGAAGTCCTTCAGACAGTTTTGTGAAGATTGCGGTTGCGAAAAGAAAGAACGCAAAGGAAAAAAGAAGTCCACAGTTGAAGTTATGCCAACCATAAATGATGGCGAGAAGGGTATGGTGAAGAAAGCAACGAATGTTTAATTTTTGGTAGACATCAAAAATCATAAATAATTTTGTAGATTTTGCTCTCTAATCATGTTAGGTCAACTCGTAGAACTCTTTAAGCCACTTTTATTCGCTGCTCTTAGTTCGTGCCACACAAAAAAACTCGTATGTGATCTTATCGATCGTTACGTAAAAACAACCGATAATGATATCGATGATGTTGTTGCCAGTACTGTAAAAGCAGCTCTTCTCAAAAATTGTAAGTAATGAGATGGGGGATCTAATCCCCCTTTTTTATAAATAAAAATTAGAAACCGGTAATAGTTTGGAGTGTATCCATGACCCTGTATAGTCGCGCTGAAACAGACGCACAAAGTTTAAAAGTATTGAATACAACTGAAAAAAATTCAGTTGATACGTACGATCACGATAATACCTTAATCGTTGATGGTCCAAGTACAGTTGCTGGCGCTGGGGGTTATGCTACTGCTGCTCGTCGCACTATCTTTATTGACGAGGTTGAAGCAACTCTTGCAGAAAATAAAGAACGCGGTTTAACTTCTCCTGGTTGGTGGGAGTATATGACTTATACCGATGCAGAAGGCAATACACGTCATAAAGCACAGCACCTTGTAGCATTTAAAGATGCTAATGTTAACTCCGCTGATGCTGATGACAATATTGCTGCTGACGTAGCATCTGCTATCAGCATTTCTAGTCAACCATCTAATCAATCAACATCTACCCCTGCAGGCGGTATTCTCACAGTTACTCGTGCTGGAACAGCTGCTGCTGGAACCGCTTCTTATACTGACGTAACTGGAACTGCTTCTGGTTCTGGAACTGGTGCTGCATTTACAGTAGCAAGAGCTGGTGGAGTTTACACTGTAACCGTAACTTCTGCTGGTTCTGGTTATGCCGCTGCCGAAACTATTACTATTCTTGGTAGTGCTCTTGGTGGTGTTGATACAACTAATGATCTCGTCATTACTGTCGCTACCGTTGCTACCGCTGCTGCTACATTCTCTGTGACCGCTTCTGCTACAACTGGTTCACTTGTTTACCAGTGGCAGCGTAAGACTAGCAGCACTGCTAAGTGGGCAAACATTTCTGGCGCTACAAGTTCTTCACTCGCTCTTACTGCTTTAACAACTGCTTCAAGTGGTTATCAGTATCGTGTAAAACTTACTTCCTCTGCTGGTGCTGAAGAAGTTATTTCCAACGCTGCTACTCTTACAGTAACTGCCGCTTGATATAGCATATGTTATTTGATGAATTGACCCATGAGAATTGGTTATTCTTTGCCATTCAAAATTACAACAACCCGTCGTCCGTAACTTACTCAGATTTTGAAGAAGACTTAAAACGCTTCAAATATATCAAAAGACTGTTAAAGAGATACGAAACGACGGGTGAATTGAAAACTCACCTTATTCTAAATCATGTGATTGTATTGTATAATGTGTTTGGTGATGCAGCAACACCGCTGCTTTTTTACAAAACTGAAGCAACTTTCTGGTCTCAAATGAGGGCATTTATGTTGTTTCTAAATAGATTACCACCCACACTTAACAAGGATGTTGACGAAGAATGTCTGAAAAGTCTGAACCTAATTTAAATGAAATGGTTGCCGGTGATGGTTCAAGTCTCCAATTGCCACCTGCTTTTGTTTTAGTCAATCCCAAACAACATCGTAAGTATAAAAAAGCAAATCAAGATAAAGTAGATGGACGCACTTCGGGTGCTCGTGCTCTTTTCAACCGTATACAACGCAGAAAAATGAAAGAACAAATAGAAGAACAAATTATCTCTGAAGCGGTTCCCTCAGAAACTGAGAGAGCACAAAAGCAGATCGGGCAAATGAAGAAGCTCAATCGCCAAAAAGACCTTCAAAAGAAGCGTAAAGAAGCGAAAGAGAAGATGATTAATAAGACCCGTGAGATGGATACTCTAATGAAAGCACGTCTTTCTGATTTCAAAAAGAAAGCGTCCGAGCAACAAAAAAGAGCACAACAAAGAAATTCATTCGAACCAACCGGAAATATGATGATGGAAAATGCTGACGTAATCCAAGTTGCTTTAGATGTAGCAACTTCTGAATTGAACCCAAGTGGTGAGGCATCATTTGCTAAAATTAAATTTAGCGATGGTAGCACTCAAAACCTAGACAACTTCTCGGCAAAACGTATTGCTGCTTGTTATGCTCAGCTAGATGATGAGAAGCAAAACCAGTTCCGATATCTCTTGAATAAGGATGCTTCTACATTCCAATCTGCTCTTGACTTTGCTGTACGCAACGTCTAATAGGGAGAAATCAAAAATGCCATTCGGGTTTGGAAACGAAAAAAATCTTGCTGTCTTACAAGGAAAATTTCAGATCTATGAAGACCTCTCAAAAGAGATGCTTGACAAACTTGAAAGAGCAGTAGAAAAAATTAGCGAAGGCAATCAAAAAGTTGCCCTTATTCTCGCAAAGCACGAGGAAAAAATCGAGCAAGGTATTCGCGCAGACGAACTTATTGTTAGAATGGTCGAAGAGATGCGCGAAAGTAACAGTAGAGAACATGCTGCTGTTATTCAAAGAATTGAAAAGGTAGAAAATAAAATAAGTGATTTATCTAAATTTAGATGGATTACTGCCGGTGTTGCTGCAGCTATTGTGCTGGTCATCGGATCTGCTGAATTCTTTGGCGGCGTCTTGACTATGAGCACCAAAGATGCTAATATGGAGAGTAGTATCGAACGTGCCAAGTGAGTTCTTTTATTGATGTAAAATACATTCAACTAGTATCCTCTCGCCTAGTTCTCTTTGCTCGCAAGAAGGCAGATCTGTATAACTTCAGATGTCCTTACTGTGGAGACAGTCAAAAGAGACGCAACAAGGCGAGGGGATATTTATTCAAAGTCAAGAATGATTTTGTATTCAAGTGTCACAATTGCGGGATGGGTCGAACCTTATCTAACTTTCTGAAGGACCAAGACACATTCCTTCATGATCAATATGTGATGGAGAAATTTAAGGATGGTAAGACTGGCAAGGGAACCACAGTTCCAAACCCAGTCTTTAATTTTCAGGAACCAAACTTTTTCAGCAAACGTGAAAATTCGATCAACCTTGAAAAAATTTCGGACCTAAATATTTCTCACCCGGCGAGAGAATATCTTGAGAAGAGAGGAATTAAAGATCTAGATTATTTCTATTACTGTCCCAAGTTTAAAGAGTGGACGAATAAACAAAAGAAGATCTTCGATAATCTCAAACAAGATAGTCCTAGAATTATTATTCCTTTTCGAGACAAAGAAGGTAACCTCTTTGGATACCAAGGCAGATCGCTAGCTCCTAAAGCAAAACTCAGATACATCACGATCATGCTGGATGAGGAACAACCCAAGATTTTCGGACAGGATAGAGTAAATTACGACGAAAGACTTTATATTACAGAAGGACCATTCGACAGTATGTTTATTAAAAACTCTCTGGCGATGGCTGGGTCTGATGTTTCGCTGTCTCAGTTTCCTGATAATACAGTATTTGTTTTTGATAACGAACCAAGAAATAAGGAGATCGTATCAAAATATGAAAAGGTAATCAAAGCAGGATATCATGTGGTAATATATCCAAATACTATTAAAGAAAAGGATCTGAACGATATGTTCCTTAGTGGAAAAGACGTTCAAACGATAGTAGATTGTAATATTTACGGTGGATTAGAAGCAACTCTCAAATTAAACGATTGGAAAAAAGTATGACAAACGGATACAATATCAAAGTCCTTAAGCGTAATGGGGTTGTAGAACCCCTGAACCTCGATAAGATCCATAGAATGGTAGAGGAAGCTTGCGAGGGGTTAGGGAGCGGCGTGAGCGCCTCTCAGGTCGAAATGAATTCTGGGCTTCAATTCTTTGATGGCATCGAAACCAAGAACATTCAAGAAATTCTTGTTCGTTCTGCGAGTGACTTGATTAGTCTTGAAAGTCCAAACTATCAATTTGTTGCTGCCAGACTTCTTTTGTTTGGTCTTCGCAAACAAGTATTTGGATCTGCCTGGGTGAATGGATATCCTCATATTTTGGATCGTGCTTTTGCTTGTGCCACAAAAGGAATATACGATAAGGAAATCCTTGGTAAATATACTAAGGAAGAGTGGGATAAAATCAACAGCTTTATAGATCATGAACGAGACTTCTTGTTTACATATGCCGGTCTTCGTCAAGTTGTAGACAAGTATCTGGTTCAAGACAGAAGCAGTAATGAGGTTTACGAAACTCCTCAGTACATGTATATGATGATTGCTGCGACACTATTCCAAAATTATCGTAACGATAGGTTAGAATATGTCAAAAGATACTACGACGCAATCTCCAAACACAAAATCAACATCCCAACACCAATCATGGCAGGGGTTAGAACCCCACTTCGCCAATTTGCGAGCTGTGTTCTTGTTGATGTTGATGACACCCTCGATAGCATCTTTAGCAGCGACATGGCTATTGGCTATTATGTTTGTCAGAGGGCAGGAATTGGTATCAACGCAGGTCGCATCCGTGGCATCAACAGCAAAATCAGAGGGGGAGAAGTTACTCACACGGGTGTTGTTCCTTTCCTTAAGAAATTTGAATCAACTGTACGATGCTGTACGCAAAACGGAATTCGTGGAGGATCAGCAACAGTACACTTCCCAATCTGGCACCAAGAAATCGAAGATATCCTAGTACTAAAAAATAATAAAGGAACTGAAGATAACCGAGTTCGTAAGTTAGACTACTCTATTCAAATCAGCAAACTGTTCTATGAACGTTTCATCCAAGACAAGGAAATCACCCTCTTCTCACCACACGACGTTCCTGGTCTGTATGATGCTTTTGGTACTGATAGATTTGACGATCTATATTTGGATTACGAACGAAATCAGTCTATTCCAAGAAAGACTATCGGGGCTCAAGAACTCATTCTGGACCTTCTGAAAGAACGTGCTGAAACTGGTCGTATCTATATCATGAATATTGACCACTGTAACTCACACTCTTCTTTCAAAGACAAAGTGAATATGTCAAATCTCTGCCAGGAGATTACTCTTCCTACAGATCCAATCGATCATATTGATGACAAAAAGGGTGAGATTGCTCTGTGTATTCTTTCTGCTATCAACGTAGGAAAACTGAAGACACTTGATGATCTTGAAGAACTTTGTGATCTCGCTGTGCGTGGTCTTGAAGAACTGATTGATTATCAGGGTTATCCAGTCGCTGCTGCTAGAAAATCTACTCTTGCTCGTCGCTCGCTGGGTATTGGTTATATTGGATTAGCACATTACCTAGCAAAACAAGGAGAACATTATGATGATCCAGCAGCATGGCAACTCGTCCACGACCTTACTGAAGCTTTCCAGTTCTATCTCCTCAAGGCAAGCAATACCCTCGCAAAGGAAAAAGGACCATGTGAGTATTTCTCTAGAACTAAATATGCTGACGGTATCCTCCCTATTGATACCTACAAGCGTGACATCGATGAGTTCTGTGATCCAAGGTTGAGATATGAATGGGATGTTCTACGTGACAATATTCAAGCATTTGGATTGCGACATTCAACACTGTCGGCACAAATGCCATCGGAAAGCAGTTCCGTTGTGTCAAATGCCACAAACGGAATTGAACCACCTAGAGGATATATGTCCACTAAGAAGAGTAAGAAAGGACCCCTTAAGCAGATTGTTCCCCAGTATGGATCTCTCAAGAATAACTACACTCTTCTTTGGGAAATGAAAGATAATGATGGATATATCAAGATCGTTGCTGCGATGCAAAAATTCTTCGATCAAGCCATTAGTGGTAACTGGTCTTATAATCCAGAGAACTATCATGATAATGAAGTTCCAGTTTCTGTAATGGCAGGAGATCTTTTGAAGACTTATAAGTATGGTTGGAAAACTTCTTACTACCAGAACACATATGACATTAAGAGTGATGAACTACAACTAACGGAAGACGAAAAGAAAAATTCAATTAAAGACTTACTTGATGATATTTTCAAAACAGAGGAGGAAGATTGTGACAGTTGCAAAATTTAGAGTTAAAGAACCATCGCATAAACTAGAAGGTATGACTGTATTCAATACAAATAAGGTTGATACCACAAAACAAAAGATGTTCTTCGGACCTCCTCTGGGGGTCCAACGTTACGATAAGTTCAAGTATCCTGTGTTCGATAAACTAACACAGCAACAACTTGGATATTTCTGGAGACCTGAAGAGGTATCACTTCAGAAAGATCGTGCCGATTATCAAACTTTAAATAAAGCACAGAAGCATATCTTTACTTCTAATCTTAAGTATCAAATTCTTCTTGATAGTGTTCAGGGTCGTGGTCCTGGATTAGCGTTTGCTCCTTATTGTTCTCTGCCAGAACTAGAAGGTGCCATGAATATTTGGCAGACCATGGAGATGATCCATAGTCGTTCATATACTCACATCATTAAAAATGTATATCCAGATCCATCTGAAGTATTCGATGTCATACTTGATGATGAGAAGATTTTATCTCGTGCTAACTCTGTTACTCGTGCCTATGATGAGTTTCTGAGAGCAGCGTCTGATTGGGGATCTGGTAACCAGTGGGAACATGCTATTGAAGGAACACCAGCAGCACAGGAGACACTTTATGAACTCAAAAGAAGCTTATATCGAGCAGTTGCGAACGTATATATCCTCGAAGGAATTCGCTTCTACGTATCGTTTGCCTGCTCTTTCGCTTTTGGTGAACTTAAACTCTTGGAAGGAAGTGCCAAAATCATCGGACTTATCGCCAGAGACGAAAGCCTCCACATGACAATCACGCAAAACATTTTAAACAAATGGCGTGATGGCGATGATCCGGATATGGCACAAATTGCAAAGGAAGAGCAAGAAAATATCTACGATATGTTTAAGAACTGTGTAGAGGAAGAGAAATCATGGGCGGAGTATCTCTTCAAGGATGGATCGATTATCGGTCTGAATGACAAACTTCTTTCTAAGTATGTTGAGTGGACTGCTAATCGCCGTCTAAAGGCAATCGGACTGAAAGCAATTTTCGATACTCCTATTATAAACAATCCTCTTCCTTGGACGGAACACTGGTTGTCTTCAAAGGGTATGCAGGTTGCGCCACAAGAAACAGAAGTTGAAAGTTACTTAATTGGGAGCATTAAACAAGATGTTAAGAAAGATACTTTCGCTGGTTTTAAACTATGAGAAAACGAGACATAGAGAAATTGATGAAACTCAAGGAGAGTATCATCAAGAAGGGACCAGAAAATCTATCACAGGCATGGGCTCTGGAAGCGTTAAAGCGCAAATACCCGATCCGTGGTTTAACTGATGAAAACCAAATTGAAGAGTAATCTAAATACCTCCATGAAGGAGGTTTTTTATTATGCGTCCACAATCAGCGAAAGCAAAAGGTCGTAGGTTACATATAAATATATTATAGATGTAGTTAATATATTGTGAAACACAAACACCACATTGTTCCTAAACATGCTGGAGGAACAGACGACCCCTCAAATCTGATAGAAGTTTCTGTTACTCAACATGCTATATTTCATTATTGTGAATGGAGATTACATGGAAGATGGGAAGATAAATGTGCTTGGCAAGTTCTCGCTAATAACGTTAAACATCCTCTACATGTAAAGGGGAGAAAACTAACAGATACTCAACGTAAATATATTTCGGAAAGAATGAAAGGAAATACTCATGGAGCAGTTCCTTGTTCTGAAGAAAAAAAAGAAAAACTGAGGAAGAGTAATACAGGCAAAAAACATACCGAAGAAACTAAAGAAAAACTGAGAAAGATTAATACTGGTAGAAAACTTAGCGAGGAAACTAAAAAAAAGTGTTCTGAAGCTGGCAAAAAAGGTGGGCGTAAAAAAGGTAGTATTCCATGGAACAAAGGAGTGAAGAAAAATGAAACCACAATCAGCGAAGGCTAAAGGGAGATTACTCCAAAAATGGATGCGAGATAAACTAATCGAATGTCTCAACGTTCATCCTGAAGATATTGAGAGTAGGTCTATGGGTGCTGGAGGAGAGGATTTGATTATGGCAAGAGATGCCAGATCAAAGTTTCCTCACAGTATCGAATGTAAAAATGTCGAGAAACTAAATATCTGGGAAGCTTATAAACAAGCTGTCGCCAACAAAGGAAACTATGAACCGATCGTAGTAATTAAAAAAAATGGTGAAAGTCCATTAGTTGTAGTTGATGCCGAATACTTTATAAACTTATACGGAGACAAAGATGGCGCGGATTGATCTTCACAATTTCTTCAAGCATTTTGATGAAACTAATCCAAAACATATTGCTGCTGTAGAGCAGTTTGAAAAAGCACTTGAAAAGAAAGCACCCGAAGAAATGGAAGATACTTCCGAGTGGGTGAAAACTTATAGAAGTAAACCAGAGAAACCAGAGAAACCAAAGAATACAACAATTCTTGACGTTCCTTGGTTCCCTCAAACAGATAATTACAGAGATGCAGATCGCACTTGTAACTCATCTGCTTGTGCTATGGTGTTAGAATATTTTAAACCCGGCACACTTAAAGGACCAAAAGGAGATGATGCTTACGTTCAAAAAGTTTTCTCAGTTGGTGACACGACAGATCACATGGTTCAAACCCGTGTTCTGGCGTCTTATGGTATTAAGTCAAATTTCAGCTACGGTCTTACTTTTAATGATCTTGATCGTGAGCTTGCTGCTGGAAGACCTGTCGTTATTGGTATTCTCCACCGTGGTTCTTTATCTGCTCCTACTGGTGGGCACATGGTTGTAGTCACAGGTAAACTACCAGATGGTAACTATCTTGTGAATGATCCATATGGATCTCTTAATGATGGTTATACTGGACCAGTAATTAATGGCAGAAATGCTGTTTATAAAAAGACTGATCTTTCTCGTCGTTGGTGTCCAAAGGGCAACGATGGTTGGGGGAGAATTTTTGATGCAAAAAAGTAACTAGTTCTACTCCAACTACGAGTAAATATGATATACCCGTAAAAGGAGTAGAACTAATCAAAGAGTTTGAGGGTTGTGAATTGTCCGCTTATCCGGATCCTCATACTGGCGGATTACCGATCACAATTGGATGGGGAAGTACTAGAGATTTTAATGGGAAACCATTTCAATTAGGACAAAAAATCTCACAAAAAGTTGCTGATGATCTTTTGATCTCCCAAATTAAAAATGAATTCATTCCAAAACTAGTAAACATTCCTTATTGGGGGGAGATGAATGAAAACCAGCGTGGATCATTACTATCTTTTGCTTACAATCTCGGGGCTAACTTTTTTGGTGGCACAGGGTTTAGCACGCTCACAAGAGTGCTTAGAGATCACAAA